GCTTTGTTTAATTACGCTCTTTCCGAAAGACAAATAAAACAAGATATTTACGAAGGTACAACAACTGGTAAAACAGCAGATTTAAACAATATTAGTAATTTAACAGCTCCTGTTGCTTGGTACAGAATGGGAGACTAAAAGAGATATATGGCAACTAAATGGATATCACCAACATGGCGAATGCCTGATGAACAGAATCAGAGTAAGTTTGAAAACTATAGTTTAGATTTTGATGGAAGTTCACAATATATAGATTTAGGAACATCAATACCACCAAGATTTAGTAGCACTGGAAACGGAAACACTGAACCTTGGACTGTTTCATTGTGGGCAAATTGCGCAACTGCAGGAAATGAACCATTAATACAATTTCCATTTGGTGTATCAGTATATACTTGGTATATGTTTTTCTTCTCAGGAAAAATTTCTTTTGGCCATAGATATGGTGCTGCTCTATGTACTGAAACTAACTCAGGTGCAGCGATACAAAACCAATGGAATAATATTGTTGTAACTTTTGACGGTGTTGATATAACCAATATATCAAGTTTTAAACTTTACATCAATGGTGTTGATATTTCTATTACAACAAGAAGTCATTTTGGAACTAACAATACAAATGTTATTAACATAGGGAGAGGTTTTACATCAGTGTATTATGAAGGCAAAATAACACAGGTATCATTTTTTGACTACGCACTTACAGATGGAACAGGCGGAACAACTAATCAAATTGGTGATTTATATAACTCAGGTACTCCAGTAAATCCTATGGCTTTAATGCCAGCTCCAGTAGCTTATTACCCTTTAGGTGGGTCAAGTACTGGTAGCTCGTCATCTCTGACGATCCCAAACGAGTCAGTACCAAGTGCAACTGTTTTTGATTTTCTCGCTGCGCCTACATACAGTAGAATAAGTTTAGGAACATCTGATTTTATAGGAAATAAGTCTATTTCTTTTTGGCTTAATAAAAACGCAAACAATGGAAGTGTTTTTGCTTTTGGTAATACAAACTATTATCCTAATGTTCAATCTACTACATTACAATTAAACAACGGTTCAATAACAATATTATCTACAGGGACTATAAATTTAAATGAATGGAATCATTATGTAATAACAGGAGACGGCACGACTGCAAAATGTTATGTAAACGGAGTTTATAAAAGCACAGGAACAGATAGAGATATATCAAGTGCTGCAAATTGGATTGGTGGTCAAAACAATGGAACAGGTATGCTTAACGGCGAGTTATCGAATATACAAAAGTGGAATGCTGTATTATCTGATGGCGGTGCTTCAATTGGCGATATTGCTGGAGGTAGTATTTCAACTCTTTATAATAACGGTGTTCCTTACACTGGTACACAGCCTCAAGCTGCTAACCTAAAAGGTTGGTGGAAAATGAATGTTGATACTAGCACTTGGAATGGAACTGATTGGGTCATAGAAGATAGTTCTGTAACTACTAAAACGCCAAATTATACAAAAGCTTTAAGTAAAACGGGTTATGGTCCAAATTATTTAAACTTTAAAACTACAACATCTTTAACTACAAGTGATGAGTTAACATCTTCTTTTTGGGTTAAAACTACTCAGGCTGGAAATATAGGTATTGCAAGTGGTACTGTTGGTATGGGTCCATTTGTTTTTGCTAATAGTAGTATTTTGATAGCTAGGGCGCCTAATAATTATAGATATTTTACACCTAGAGGTTCAATGAGTGACGGTAATTGGCATCATATATTGGTATATTCTCAGGTTATGCTCAAGCAGATATAAATAGTGTAAGAGTTTTTTTAGATGGTATAGAAATTATTGCTCCAAATGGTCAAACCGCAACAGCTCCTGTGTATGATGTAGGTAGCTCTATTGGTCTTATAGGTAATAGTAATTATATTAGTGGTAATGGCACGTTAGCAGCAAGTAATGCTGCTGTTTGGCAAGGTGATAAAACTAATGACATAGCAGAAATATATAATGGAGGAACACCTGCTCTTTCATATAGTAATACTCCAGATTATTGGTTTACGTTAACAGACATATTAACGTCAACTGGAGGAGGATGGTATGATAGCAGCGGAAATAGTAACACTGTAAGCGGTGTAACAAATAACCCAACAGTTGTTGATTCTAGTGTTTTAACTATAGGTAATTTTGGTACTAGCTCAGGTATGACTACAGCAAATTTAGTTAACTCTGATTTAACTCGTAGTATTCCGTATAGTAGTTATAGTATGGAGTTCGATGGATTAGACGATTATATAAGTTTTCCAGCTGATGCAAGTTTAAATATATCAACAGCTAATCACAGTATGTCGTTTTGGTTAAAAACAACAGACAGCGGTATTTGTGTAGTTTCACAAAAAGCACAGGATGAACTCGCAACCTGGATTCAAAGTAGTAAAATAAAATGGGAAGCTGAAAATCCATTTTCATCAACAAGCAACATTAATGATGGAACTTGGAAACACATTTGTTTTGTAGCTGATGGTTCAAATTCTTACATTTACATTAATGGTGTTTTAGATGCAACAGGAGGTTCACAAATAAGGTCAGCAGCAAGTGGTTCAGCTTTCGCTATTGGAAGTAGACCAGGTTCTTTCCCCTATGAGGGCTCTATTTCTAATTGGGCGCTGTTTAATAAGGCATTAACTGAAGATCAAATACTAACAATTTATAATGGTGGTGTTCCAAACGATATTTCTAGCTTATCTCCAGTTAGTTGGTGGAGCTTAGCAGGAGATAGTTATTTTAATGGAAACGATTGGATATGCCCAGACTTAGGTAGTGGTAGTAATAATGGAACTAGCAATGGCATGGGTGGAACTGAACTAGTAGGTAATGGCCCAGGTTCTACAGCAAATGGAATAGCTACAAGTATGAATATTCCAGGTAACTTAAAAGGTAACGCACCTAACTCATCTAAAAATGCTTTTTCAGTTAATATGAACTCAGCAGATAGAGTTGCAGACGTACCAGCGTAAAAAAGAAATTAAACAAGTAAATATATAAATAACAAGTAATTAACAAATAACAATTAAACAATGGCAACAACTTATGCAGTAATAAATTTGTCTGATTCAAACGCTGTTTTGTTCAGTCAAGTAAATCAGTCTTCGGCTCAAACAATGAGAAGAAACTTAGCTAATACTCAAGGTTTACTGTCTTATCAAGTTGAACCTAGTTTTATCACTAATGGTTCTTTAACACCTGTTGAGACATTGAACCACGAAGAAGCGCTAGCACTGATGGCTACTCCAGCTTGGTCGGATCCAAATCCACCAGTTGAGTAAATTAAACAAAAATTAAATTAAATTAAATGAAGATTAAAGAAGAACAATTAAAGAAGATACAAGAACAACAAGCAGCAGTTAGTAAAATCTTAAATGAAGTAGGTTACTTAGAAGCTAATAAACATGGGTTACTTCATGAATTAGCAGGAGTGAACGAAGGCATTGAAGATTTTAAAAAAGAACTTGAAGAAGAGTACGGTGCAGTAAACATTAATTTAGAAGACGGCACATACACTGAAATTAAGGAAGAAGAGCTAGCTGATGTCTAATGTTATTCGTAAAATAAGTATTGGAGCAGATTATAAAAATGAAGCTATGCATTATGCTGTAGGCCAATCGGTCTACGGCGGGCATAGTATTTCTAATATACTGTTTGAAGAAAAAGATAATTCTTACAATATATTCATAACTAAAGAAGACGAAGTATTGCCTTGGAAAAAGTTTAACTCTAATATGGCAATATCAGTTGAGTATGATCTCCAGTACTAATGGAAAGCTTATACAGATTTATCGTACAACCTAAAGGTGAACGTTACGATAATGAAAAAAAGGTAGGTGACAAAAGCCTTATAACTAATACTAGAATAGAAACATTTCAAAGTGTTAGTAAAAGAGCAATTGTTATAGCTTTACCAAAAGCATACAAAACAGAGATCAAAGTAGGTGATGAAGTAATCATTCACCATAACGTATTTCGTAGATTCTACGACATGAANGGTAGAGAGAAGAACTCTGCATCATTTTTTAAAGATGATTTATTCTTTTGTGATATAGAACAAATATACCTNTACAACCNAAACGATAATTGGATATGCAACTTAAACTATTGTTTTGTACATCCAGTTGCTTCTATAGATCAGTTTAGTACACTTAAAGAAGTTCCACTTCTTGGTATAATAAAATATAGCAACAAGTCCTTAGAAGCGCTAGGAATCACTCCTGGAACCTTAATAACGTTTACACCCAACTCTGAGTTTGAGTTTGTAGTCGGTGATGAACGTTTATATTGTATGAAATCAAATGATATAGCCTTAACACATGACGATAAAGGAGACAAAGTTAAATATAATCCAAGCTGGGCACAGAGCAGTTGAAGAGTTAATTAAGATAGCTAGAGAACCTATTGTAGACTCAGAAGATGATATATCAGCAGATAGATTAAAGAACGCAGCAGCGACAAAGAAATTAGCTATTTTCGATGCATTTGAAATATTAACTCGCATCGAGAATGAAAAAGACATGTTAGAGGATAAACCTAAAGAAGTTAAGAAGGAAGAAAAAGCTTTTAAAGGTTTTGCAGAAGGGAGAAGTAAGTGATGTACGAGCAAACATTATATAAAGTATTAAAAGATTATATCAACCCTAAGATACTTAAAAAGAACAATAGGTATAAAAAATGGGAGTATGGGTATAACAAAGAATATGATTTAGTTATAATCAGCAGAGACGGAACTATTGGAGACATCTACGAAATACAAGATCTCAAGATTGCTATACCAGCAGTCTCTGAATGCTTTAAACGAAGCGAAGATAAAAAGGAACAATACTGGGAAAAACAAGAGTACCCAAAAGCCTTAAACAAAATAAAGTCTGTATTTGACTGGGAAGAGTATCCAACTGATTTTAAAGAAGAATGGTATGACTACATCGATAAAGAATTTGAACGTCGTGAGAAAGGTTACTTTTATTATAACAAGGGTGTTCCTAATTATATCACTGGGACTCACTACATGTATTTGCAATGGTCAAAAATCGACGTGGGTGCTGCCGACTACAGGGAATCGAATAAGTTATTTTTCTACTTCTGGGAAGCATGTAAAGCTGACAACAGGTGTTATGGGATGTGCTATCTTAAAAACAGACGATCTGGGTTTTCGTTCATGGCTTCAGCTGAGCTCGTTAACGCCGCCACAATGTCGTCAGATTCAAGATTTGGGATCTTATCAAAAACTGGGTCTGATGCCAAGAAGATGTTTACGGATAAAGTCGTACCCATATCTCTTAACTATCCGTTTTTCTTCAAGCCGATCCAAGATGGTATGGATCGTCCTAAAACAGAACTCGCCTACAGGGTACCAGCTTCTAAACTAACTAGAAGAAAACTTGATGATAATGTTAAGTTATCAGATATCGTAGGTCTTGATACAACTATTGATTGGAAGAACACAGGTGATAACTCTTATGATGGTGAAAAGCTAAAGATATTAGCACATGATGAAAGTGGTAAATGGGAACGACCTGATAACATATTAAACAACTGGAGAGTTACAAAGACTACATTAAGACTAGGTAGTAGAGTTATTGGTAAGTGTATGATGGGATCAACATCAAACGCTTTAGATAAAGGAGGAAACAATTTTAAGAAATTATATTATGATTCAAGCGTTACGAGAAGAAATAAAAATGGTCAAACAAGCTCGGGACTCTATAGTTTATTCATCCCTATGGAATGGTCCTACGAAGGATACATTGATACTTATGGACTACCTGTCTTCGATACGCCAAAAACTGAAGTCACTGGAATCGATGGAAGCCCAATTGACCTTGGAGTTATCGAGCACTGGGAAAACGAAGTTGAAGGACTCAAGCAAGATCAAGACGGATTAAACGAATTTTATAGGCAGTTTCCAAGAACAGAGAAACATGCTTTCAGAGATGAAACAAAAGAATCTTTATTTAACTTAGTAAAGATATACGAGCAAGTCGATTATAATGAGGAAATACATAATGTCGCTTCTGTAACAAAAGGTAGTTTTCAATGGGAGAATGGAATAAAAGATAGTAGAGTAATATTCTATCCTAATAATGACGGAAGATTTTTAATATCTTGGGTACCACCTAAAAATTTACAAAATCAAGTAATTATAAAAAATGGCATTAAGTATCCTGGTAATGAACACGTTGGAGCTTTCGGTTGTGATAGCTACGATATATCAGGAACGGTAGATGGTAAAGGTTCTAATGGAGCTTTACACGGTCTTACTAAATTTAGCATGGAAGACGCTCCACCTAATCATTTCTTTTTAGAATATATATCAAGACCTCAAACTGCTGAGATATTCTTTGAAGATGTGCTTATGGCTTTAATATTTTATGGTATGCCTATACTATGTGAAAATAACAAGCCAAGACTTTTGTATTATTTAAAGCGTAGAGGTTATAGAGGTTTTAGCATGAATCGTCCTGATAAAGTATGGAATAAACTTTCAACAACAGAAAAAGAAGTAGGTGGTATACCTAACTCTAGTGAAGATATTAAACAAGCACACGCCGCTGCAATTGAAACATACATAGAAGATCACGTTGGTTTTAAGTCTGGTGAATATGGAGATATGTATATGCAGCGCACTTTAGAAGACTGGGCTAAATTTAATATTAATAATAGAACAAAGCACGATGCTTCTATTAGCTCAGGGCTTGCTATTATGGCTTGTAACAAGAATAAGTATAAACCAAATAGAGACTGTTGTAAAAAACAAAGTAAATTTAGGTTTTAAAAGATATGATAATAAAGGATCAATTTCAAAAATAATATAATAGATGCAAATTTATACAAATACAAATAGCGCTTTTCCGGACCAGGTAGTACCAGATGCAGAAAAAGCAACGTGGGAGTATGGTCTTCAAGTAGGTAGAGCTATTGAAGGAGAATGGTTCACTAATTATCGTGGTGCTTACAGGTTTAATACTAATTATAATAACTTTCATAATTTAAGGTTATATGCTAGAGGTGAGCAGTCTATACAAAAGTATAAAGATGAACTATCTATAAATGGTGATTTATCTTATTTAAATTTAGATTGGAAGCCTGTACCTGTTATACCTAAGTTTGTTGATATTGTTGTTAACGGTATATCTCAAAGGAATTACGAGATAAACTCTTATGCTCAAGATCCTGAATCTACTTATAAAAGAACTAAATATGCTGAAGGTTTATTAAGAGATATTAATGCAGAGGCTTTTTTGACTAAAGTTCAACAAGTAACTGGTCAAAACTTATTTTCAAGTCAAGACAGAGAAAATGCTCCTCAAAATGTAGATGAACTAGAGGTTCATATGCAGCTTGATTACAAACAGTCTATTGAAATAGCTGAAGAAGAAGTTATAAATGATGTATTAGCTAAAAACAAATATGACTTAATAAGACAACGTT